ATCAAGCAGTACGTCGACTCTGTTATCGGCCATGCTGGTGGTGCAGGGGCTGTCAGCAGCAGCTACAGCTACTCAGGGGCGGCACCTAAGTTGAGCATGTCAGAGCTGGCCGAGCAGTACGGCTTCACCTCCTCGTTCCTGAATGCCAACCCCGAGCTGAAGAACCTGTTCGGCGACATGGTGTCCAAAGGCTACAGCAAGGACATGTTCCAAGCTAAGCTCAGGAACACCAAGTGGTGGAAGACGCACTCCGACAAGGAGCGCCAGTACCTCACCCAGACCTACACGGATCCCGCGACAGCAAAACAGAACTTCAACGCAGCCTACATCTCCGTTCACCAGCTTGCCGAACAGCTCGGCATCAAGGACACCAAGTTCACTAAGGCACGCATCCAGGAAGCCGCCTACAACGTTGTGGCTAAGGGATGGTCCGATGGACAGCTTCGGAACTATCTTGGTCAGTATGTGTATTTTGACGGTGGCGACTTTGAGGGTCAGGGCGCTGATACTCAGAACGAGCTGAGGTCGTACGCCTACTCGATGGGTGTCCACATGTCTGACAAGTGGTACGCCGACAACACCCGCAAGGTGTTGCGCGGCCTGGCCACCACGTCCGACTACAAGAACGACATGCTGCGACAGGCCAAGGCTATGTTCCCACAGTTCTCCAAGCAGCTCGACGCGGGTCAGACGGTATCGGACATCGCCAGCCCCTACCTTCAGAGCATGGCGCAGATCCTGGAGCTGCCCTCAGGCAGCGTCAACCTGTTCGACCCGACCATCAAGAAGGCGCTCCAGTACAAGAATCCTGGGACGCTACAGACAGAGATCAAGCCGCTCTGGCAATTCGAGAACGACCTGCGCGCAGACCCTCGCTGGAAGCAGACGAAGAACGCCCAGGACTCGATGATGCAGATCGGCCACCAGGTGCTGTCTGACTTCGGCTTCAAGTACTGATAGGAGGACCGTGACTACACCAGCCCAGATCCCGCCCTCGTGGGCGGATGCGGTAGCCAAGGCACGGGCCGACAAGGGCCAGCCCTGGTACGTGAAGGGTAACAACTCGGTCATCCTTCAGGCCCAGGTCAAGATGTACCAGGCTCGGCAGAAGTCCGAGCAGGGGCTGCTCAAGCAGCAGCAGGCCCAGCTTGCCAAGCTGAAGGGCAAGACCGACAAGGCTTCGAAGGCGGCAGCCTCAAGGCTGCAAGCCTCGATCAACCACACCCAGAGCCAGTTGAACGACATCACCGGCAAGCTGAACAGCACCCAGAACAAGTACTACGAGGTGACGGGGCAGTACGACAAGCTGCTCACCGGCACCAACCGGGACGCGTTCATGGCGCTGGAGACTCTGTTCAAGTCCTACGGACTTGAGTCTCTGGCGGGGAAGATCTACAGCTACGTCAAGAACGGCTACTCTGCTGACACGATCTCGATCCTGCTTCAGGACACGCCGGAGTACAAGCAGAGGTTCAAGGCGAACGACGCCCGGCTCAAGGCCGGTCTTCCTGTCCTTTCCCCCGCTGACTACATCAACACCGAGAACGCCTACCGTCAGATCCTGCGACAGTCTGGACTGCCGAGCGGCTTCTACGACAGCAACGACGACTTCACGAACTGGCTCAGCAAGGACGTGAGTCCGACCGAGGTTCAGTCCCGGACCGACCTGGCCACCCAGGCTACCGCCCTGGCGAACCCATACTTCAAGAACGCGCTGAACCAGATGGGGATCGACGACGGCCACATGGCTGCGTACTTCCTCGACCCGGACAAGTCGCTGCCTCTACTTCAGAAGGCTGCTGCGACCGCCGCTATCGGCGGCGCTGCACTGAGTCAGGGTGTGGCGTTCAACCAGGCTTACGCTGAACAGCTTGCCACGATCGGCGTGACGGCTACTCAGGCACAGCAGGGCTACCAGCAGGTGGCTCAGGAGCTGGGCACCATGAAGAACCTCGGGGCTATGTACGGACAGCAGTTCGGGCAGACCGAGGAAGAGCAGTCGGTGTTCGGCACCTCGGCTGAAGCGATCAACAAGAAGGCCCAGCTTGTGGGCCGAGAGCAGGGCGCCTTCTCGGGCGCCACTGGTGGGGCCGCTGGTGGCCTCAACCAGAGCAAGGCTCCTAGTTCAGGGTGAACAGCATACGCCCCGGTGCAAGTCCGGGGCACCCACCAGTGACGGAACGACCGGCCCTGTCACTCGTAACCAAGACCGGCAATCAACAAGCACAGCGCTCTGTTCGTCCCCGCGAACAGGGATGGGTGCAACCTAAAGGGAGGGTCTGATGACCAACAACTGGGGTTTTGAGAACGACGACAACAACGCGAACCTGGGCAACAGCAACGAAGCAAACGGCCCGAAGGCGCTTCGCGATGCATACGAGGCTATGAAGAAGCAGAACGACGAGCTGAACCAGAAGCTGACGAGCTTCCTTGAGGGTCAGCAGCGTGAGCAGATGGCCAAGGTTTTCGAGTCCCTCGGGGTCCCGCAGGCGGCTTCCGCCTACGACGGTCCCGCTGATCCGGAGAAGGCTAAGGCGTGGGTTGAGTCCATGCGTAGCGTCTTCGGTGGGGCAGCCCCAGCGGCTGCCGAACAGTCCGCGCAGCCCAAGCTTCCCGAATCCATGCAGGCTCAGTTCGAACGGATGAGCCAGGCGGGGAACGACGGGGCGGCTTTGGGCAACGTTGAGGCTGCACAGGCAGCAGTCAACGACGCTAACGATGTGCAGGCGCTGATCAACAGCTTTAGGAACCTGCACTGATCCCTAAGGAGATGTAATGGCTAACGCCTTTACCGGCACTACGGCGATGGCGAACCTCGTCCAGACCGCGTACGACCGCGCTCTTGAGTTCGCCCTCCGTGCCCAGCCGATGTACCGCACCATCGCTGACAAGCGCCCGGTCCAGCAGGCTATGCCTGGTAGCTCGGTCGTCTTCGAGCTGTACCAGGACCTCGCTCAGCAGATCACTCCGCTGAACGAGCTGGTCGACCCGGACGCCGTCGCGGCCGGTAACCCGACCACGGTTTCGGTTACGCTCAACGAGTACGGTAACGCGATCCTCGTCAGCAACAAGCTGGACCTGTTCTCGTTCACCGACGTGACCGCCGGTCTCGTCAACCAGGTGGCGTGGAACCTGGTCGACTCTGTCGACCTTCTGGTCCAGAACGTTCTGGCTGCGGGTACGCAGACGCTTCGGCGTGGCGGTGGCACCGTCGGCTACGGCTTCGGCTCTACGCCGACCAACCCGATCGCCACCACGGCGATCACCGGCACCGACGTCTTCACGTCGGACATGGCCCGGTTCGCTACTACGCAGCTCCGTACGAACAAGGTTCACCCGAACCGTGACTCGTACTACACCGCGTACATCCACCCTCAGGTCTCTTACGACCTGCGTCGTGAGACCGGTGCTGCGGCCTGGCGCGACCCGCACAACTACTCCGCTGCTGGCAACATTTGGGCGGGCGAGATCGGCGAGTACGAAGGTGCTTGCTACATCGAGACCCCGCGTAACCAGAACACCCAGTCCGGCTCTGGTTCTGGCGGCACTCAGACCCGTGTGTACAACACCTACTACACCGGACAGCAGGCCCTGGCCGAGGCTGTCGCGGAGGAGTTCCACACGGTTCGTGGTCCGGTCGTTGACAAGCTGACCCGCTTCCAGCCGCTCGGCTGGTACGGTGTGGCTGGCTGGACCCTGTACCGCCCCGAGTCCCTGATCGTGGCTCAGACCACGTCCTCGGCTCGCCCGGCGGCCTGATCCCCTAGGGGGCAGGGCTTCGGCCCTGCCCCTCCCCCAGTAAGGAGAGTAGATGTCTGGGTTCGACAACACGTCGTTCACCGTGACCACGGTTGCGGGCACGACCTACACGGCTACGGCCAACGACTATGTGATCGTGCTGACGAACAGCGCGACCAAGACCGTCACGCTTCCCCCGGTTGCTACCACGCAACCTGGTCGGAAGTACGAGTTTATCTGCACCAACACCGGTGTGTGTACTCTCGACGGTAACGCCTCTGAGACGATCAACGGTGCGACCACGTTCGCTATGGTCGCCGGTACTGTCGGTGGTTCCACCGGCCGTGCCACCATCGTCTCCGACGGTACGCAGTGGTTCACCGTAAGCTCGCAGTGATATAAGGAGGGCGCCTCATCATGACCTGCTGGACTCTCACGACGCCAACGGTGGATGAGGCGCCCTTCGCCTGGAATCCGCTGATGGAGCGATTCCGAATCCCTAGGGCTGTCTCGATCGTCGAGGTCAGTCCTGGGGTGTACAAGCAGACGCGTTACGACGCGTACACCAACGAGATCGGTGCGACCAACCT